ATTTGCAGTGATACCCATCTAGTAGGCTCCTAATCCTGGGACCTTATTGGGTGGGGAAGGTTCCCCAAACAGCGCGCCAGTCGTAGTACGTAGGAACGTACCGCTGGTAACCCTTAACAAGCAAGTTGTCCGTGGTGAACTCCACCGACATGTCAGTCTCGAAGCTCTTGCGATTGAAGAACATGAGACCTTCGTGGTTGGTAATCACGAACCAAGCATAGGCCGACGTGAGATAATCCCACACTAGGAAGCCCTCTTTGAGGGATTCGTTCATGTGCTTGATTGCGTTCACATCGTTTGCTGCGGTGCCTGGGCGCAGTTCGCTGCGGAACAGGCGGATGGCAATCGGCTCAAGCTGGTATGGAACCACCAGCTTGTTGCCGCGAGCGTGGATCTTCAGGCCAGCGTTGTCTTTCCAGGTGCCACGAATAGTCGTGCAGGCATTCAAGAGAGACGTTTCGTTCAGATCAACTTCCGGCGAAGGCTGATTGGCAATCGTCGCTTGATCGATAGGATGTGCGGTTGAGAAGAGGGCAACGCCGTCACCGCCAACTTGGGCATTATATGTGGTGCCAGTGTTGAAGACGTTGGCGGCGTAGATCTCTTCCGTCTCCTTGAACGACTCCATGAGTCCGTCGTTCGAGGGGCCGAACTCGCTCTTGTAGAGGTTGTCGTCAATCGCCTTGCGGGTGATTGCGTAACCCAGGCCAATTTCAAAGTGCTCGGCATTGTAGGTGTAACGCTGGCCAGCCGCATTGTCGAAGCTGGTTGGCGCACCTTCCTGCTTTAGCTGAGCAAAGCCCAGGTAACGCACCGAAGTCCGGCGCTCCAAGGCCATGTTCGAGTCAGTCTGCCTAAAGATCTTAGGCCACTGACGCTCGATCATGGGATATTTGCCGCTGACGCCCCAAAGTCCAGGGAGCAGCAAATCGCGAATCTGACTGAGAGCGACGGGCATCTATTATAACTCCCCTATTAGGTAGAGACGCCAGTGAGAGTGACGGTGTTACGCATCCAACCAACAGGCTGGACAATGAGGTAGCCGCCGCCGTCCGTAGAGGTGCCATTTGCACCGGGCGGGCCGAAGTTGGCGTAGCTGTCAACCACACGCCAGACGTAGGACGAAGCCTGCGTGCCGACTTGGCTGGAGTTGAGGTATGAGCCGGACTGGCCGCTAAGTGTATTGGGCGTGCCAACCGTGAAGGCGATGTTCCAACCCGTGAGAGAAGCGCCAACCACGGTGCCGGAGCTTGCTTGGGCCAAGAACGTCATTTCCGGATCGGTAATAACATAGGCCGTGACTGGGCTGGACGAACCAACAGAGGCGGGGAAACCGGCGTACCAGTTAACGCGCTGAGAATTTGGATCGTAGTATTTGCAACCGGCAAAGACGCCCAATGGCTTGATTGTGGCGTTCAAACCGGCGGGAAACTGTTCGATGGTGCCTGGAGTGGCAGACGAGATCTTTACGAGATCGCCCGTATATATGGCCGTCGCATAGCTCGAATTAATCGTGAACTTGGACAGGCCCATAGTCGGCGCGGAGCCGTCCTGATGGCCAAAAGAGCGGAAGCCGAAGGGCGAGAAACTGTTTGCCATAATCCGTGGGCTCCTATCCCAATCGTAGACGCCACTATTGGCTATCTACCGGAACAAGCACCACGGCGCGTGGGGTTTAGTCTTTGGGCGGCACGCCCGTATCCCTCAGCGGGATACCAGTAATGATTCGCTTATAGTGTATTATCTAGTACCCTGTCAATCGTCCTGTGGAACAGGAATAGGCTCTACAGAGCGACGGACGTGGTTGAATTGCTTGGCGCTGGGGTGATCTGCCCCCATGGCGTCGATTTCGCCGCCATACAGAGCGCGCTCTTTAATCTGCACCTGATCCCTGGCGCGGCGGGCGTCGCGCATCTTAGAGCGTTTAACCGCCTCCGTAGGCTTGGCCATGAGGACTAGGCCCTCGTGACTGATCTCGCCTGGAACCCCGCGAGGGGCAAACATGCCGTCAAAGCGGCCATCAAAGTCTTCCGGATGCACCGGCATCCAGCCAGCGCGCTCAAAGTTAGCTCGGTGCTGTGGCTGTTCCTGGCCATATACGGAGTGTGTGACCCACTGGAGGGTGATGCCCTCCGGATGCAATTCCTCTGAGATATTAAGGGCATTGATGCCCTCCTCAGCGGAGTTGTCCATCGCCTCAGTATCCCAGCGGCCCGCCTTCATCTCCCAGCGCGAGCCGGTGGGCTTAGGCGCAATAGGAGCGTACTGCATGCGGGGGCGCGGGGGAGGGGCAGTCTGCGCAACTTCAGGCTCGGGTACATCCGCCGTAGCCCTACGCTGCTGCTTTGCGGCCAAGATCTTGGCGCGCTGCTCAGGGGTCCAAGTCTGTCCCTTCTTAGGCATTATCTACCCTCATTGTAGTGACCATTGCGTTTTAGTTCCGCCATCTTCAGCTTCTGCTTGGCGTACTCCAAATCAGAGAGATTCAACGACTTGGCCATGGCGCGCTCGTCTGGGCTTAGTGTGACCTTGGACGATACCGGCTTACCTGTGGCCGCTGACGGTACTTCACGAGTCGGGGGCGCTTGCGTCACTACGTTGTTCCTCTGTCGGAGCGGAGGTGCCTCCTCCTCTTCTTCCTCTACTATCTGGACTTCTTGCTTCTGCCGGAGCCCCAGATGCGTCTCAAGGGTCTCGAAGTATTCAGGTGTGAACGCAGCCTTCTTGTCCACCCTCAATACCATATTGTGGAAGAACTGGATATCCTCGTTCTTGGCGCGATCTGTGATGTACTCCGGGTGCTGCCGCATCCAGATCTGGGCAGGACCAGGAAGCACCGCGATTGCCGCCTCAAACTGATTCGACTGTGATGGCTGTGGCTTAGGCTGGTTCTTGAGGGCCTCCTGGCGAGACTCAAAGGCGGCCTTGCCATCTTCTAGCCGTGTTAGATTGGAGTTTGCCACAGAAAGGCGATCATTGGCCTCAATCTCAGCATCAAGATCGCCATCCACCTTGGCCTGCTTCATGGCCATCTTAGCGGCCCTGGCTTCCGCCTTGGATGCCTCTAAGGCATTGACGATAGTATCATATTGGGCCTGGATAGCCTCTTCCTGATGCTTTGAGCTTTGGACTTCAAACTCGCCAGAGCGCTTGATTGCTTCCTCTGCCCGGCGACGCTCGAAGTCGGCAAGATCCGTAGCTGCCTTCTCGGCCTTTTGTAGAGCCTCGATTTGTTTCTGGAGGGCGCTAATATCTGGCCCGGCTGGCTCATCCTCAATAACCTCTGGAGCCGCCTCAACTTGCTGCGGTTGCGTATCTTGGGCTTCCTCCTCCGCAGGAATGTGAACCTCGTCGCTCAGAGCAACCTGGATTGTCTGATCGATTGGAATGGCCTCAGCCTCTTCCTGACTTCGGGCAATGCGTGGACGTGCCATTAGAACACCACCGATGGATCGCTGACTTTCATCCGAATGCGATCATATGGAATAAGACGGCAGGGAGTTCCGTTCACCGTCAAGGACCAGCCATCCTTGATGGAATACACTACCCAGTCCCCCTCATTGTAGACTGGATCCACCACATCTATGCCAAATTTGAGTACCAAGCCAGACTTCGATTGGTAGGTATCTTCCTCGATATTTTCCCGTGGCCGTATAATACCTCCAGATGTCTTTTCGGGCCTAATATAGGTCCCAATGAGCACTAAATCCCACAAAATCACCTCTTTTGAGAGATCTCCGACGGCATCGAAAATCGCCTTTTTGGGATCTGCGGCCTGACTAATAGTCTGAATTTTTGCAGCCGTTACGACTGACATTATTCGTGCTCCTTGTGGATATCATCCAGAATGGCCAACGCGGTATCGAGGCCGCGCAAAAAGCCACACTGATCGCGATACGCCGCATAGTCGCTGCAAGCGCCATCAGCAATGGATTCCAGCACTATCTGCCGGGTCTCAGCAATCTTGACTTCAAGCAGGCCGTGCAGTCTCGTTTTAGCCATAAATCACTTTTTATAGAGCTTGGCCTTCTGCAATCTGCCAACCCCAGTTTCCGCCCCAGCCGTCATCTTGACGGCACCGCCGCTCTTCATACCAGGAGGCTTCATGGGTAGAGGACCGGCCCCGCCGGGAGGAACGGGAGGACCCCCCATAAGGGCGGGGCCGGGAGGCACCAAGGGAAGAGGTGGAGGACCCTTCTCTTGGTTCGGGAGGTTGATGTTGATCGTAGTCTTGGCTGATTTGACAGCGCCGCCGCGCTTATATTCACCCTCAGAGCGCTCCATCTTCTTGAACTCGCTGCGGATCAGCTTCTTATCCTGCGCCGCATCAGAGTGCTTGACGGAACCACCGGACTTGTAGCCGGAAGTCAGCTTCTGGGCTCGCTGCTTGGATACGCTCTGTTCGTTATGCTTGGAGTATGGATGCATGGTTATCCCCTTAAGCTCCCCTGTTCTTTCCTGATGGAGTATTGCAAAATCCAGGCTTGCCTTCTGCCTCGCCCGGCCCCATGCCCCTGCGCCAGTCGGACGCTACGTCGTTATCGTAGCCCGGCCCCTGCAAATTGTTGTCGTCGCCCAGACGCTGGGGGCGAGTTTGATCGGCGGCCTTCATGCTCCCCTCATAGGCGGAACCATATCGAGCCGTGGCCTTCGCCCTGCCCCAAGCCTCAGTGTCCTTAACCATTCTTCGTCAACCCCCTGATAAGCATGTAAGTTTCTAACCCTATTTGGTAGGCAAGTCTATTGTTTATCATCTTGATCCCGGAGTCTTCATCTAGATCCTCCGGGCGCACAATGAAAGTAGTTATGTGGCTGACAATCCTCTTCTTTTGCTCTTCGCTTAGATCTTGCCATTCTTTCATGACTTGCTCTTGGTTGGCTTAGCCCTAGCCAAAGCCTTGGCCTTCGCTTGAGCAATGAGTTTGGTTTGCTCTAGCTCAGCTTTATGCTTTTCCGCCATCATTGCCATCTCTGCCTGATGCTTCTCCCTGGCTATCTGCATATCATGCTCATGGCGCTCACGCTCAGCCTGCATCTCATGGTTCTGCTTCTGACGCTCGCCATGGATCTCATGCGCGCGGCTGTAACCCTCAGCCTCAAGCTCTTGCTGCTTTGCAGCACGATCTGAGGCCAGCTTTTGGGCCATCTGCTCAGTCTTGGACTCTACCTCGTGCTGGGCTTTGGCTTGGTCAAGCTGTAGTTCCGACACCATCTTAGTGGCATTACGGCCATCTTCGCGCTCATTGATAACCCGCTCTTCTTCAATGCGAAGAAGCTCAAGCTGGATTTGCATCTGGGCGATGCGCTCGCGGGATGCGCGCTCTTGATCGTTGTCTTCGATCTTGGCCTTTTCGATCTGGACGCGAAGCTGCTCTCGCATCTGCTCCATCTGCGTCTGTGACATGGACGCCTTGGCCTTCTCCTTGATGGCCTCCATGCGAGGATCAGGCGGCGGAGGAGTGGGCTGATCGTTGAAGAGCCCGGCAGCATCAATACCCGCCATCCGCATCACAGTCGTATCTACATTCACCGCATTGTAGAGTTGTGGAGATGCGGCCTGAAGCTGCTTGATAAGCTGCGTCTTCGCCATCCTGTGGAGCGACGTGGGATTGTTCGGATCGGCGACTGGAACCAGATTGTGGTTATCCAGCGCCTTCAGGAACTGTTCCTTCTCCCAAACATGTGATGGCCGCTTGTTGTGCCGCCAGAAAGCCTCTGGATCCTCCTTGAAGCGCTCCTTCAGAAGGATGAACTCTTCGGACTGGGCCTGATGCAGCCGCTTGTGGACGGCATCCAGGATCTTTGTGGACTGCTCGATAAGGGCAAGCGTAGTCCCAACGGGAGCATCTTGCTTGCCCTCACCGACGTTAATCTCTGCGGTGGTGGCGAGACGCTGGCCCTCTGTGGCAACATGTTGGAGAAATGAGACAAAGCCTGGACCAGCATCCTTGTATGGCAGCGGCATGATGGCAGAGCGAATGTCCTGCTGCGCCCCCAACTCAAGAGCCATACCACCGCCTGGGGGGATTCTGATCTGATTGCTTAGCTGTCGTCCAACAGACTTCGAGTAGAGGAAGCCCGGAAAGTTCGCAAACATCCCCGAGTCGATGACTTCACGCCATCCCGCCGTAAGAGTATTGGCGATGTTACCCAAGAGGTGAATATAGCCAGTGCCATAAAAGCCAAGACCGCGAATAAAGGGAAACTGGACAAAGAACCGCTTTGCAAGACACTGCTCATCTTTTTCTTCCCAGTTTCGGATAACACTCAGAACCTGCCTTGAGTCTTTTTCAATGGTTACTCGATAAGGTAGCGGAAGCCCCTCCCCCTTGAATTGCTTTGGTGCGAACTGGTTGATGTCGAGTTCGCAGTAGCACTCATAGATGGTGTAGTCCTCGTCCTCAGGGCGCTTAATCACCGGCCGGACGCCCGCAATGTCGTTCTTCTTTACGTCAACCTCTGTGGGCTGCGCTGGAGCCGGGACGCCAATCGCCACGTCACGATACACACCAAGGATCTGCATGCGCTTCAGCACGCTCTTACGCATCTTGATCTTATGGGTAATACGCCCACAGTTTTGGAGATCTGTGGTGGCATCCGAGACAATCAGATCTTCGGCGTCCACACTCTCTGAGACTGGACGACGCCTGAGCGGGCAGTTGAATACCTTTTTGAAACCATCACCACCAAAACCAACATAGAAGAGCATTCTGTCTGTGTCTGGGACATACTCCGTCGCAGTGACCGTAAGATAATGGTTCATATCCCTTTCAAGGGCATCTGCAAGATCATCCGTCTCGCTCATGGAGGGGCCACCATTGTGGCCCATCATCGGCGGAGGTGGCCCACCCGGAGTATTATCCAGCGGCGGGACATTCGGCGGCGGCTTAGGCGGTATGGTTTGATCGTTACGGACTTTCACCGGCCCGGTAGCGGGGAGTAGCTCACCCCGCGCATTGGCCTGAAAGCGTACTGTGGCTTCCAGTAGAAGGGGATGTCTGATACGTGACATACCCTCAAATGGGGCGGAGGTAGCGCCGGAGCTATCGTTCTGATCCTCCAGCTTGAGGCCAAGGAGTGTGATGCCCTTGGCGCGCATGCTCATCCACTCGCGGCGAGACTGCTCATCGCGATCTATGCCCTCCAATAACATAGTGGCAATAGAAGCAAGCTCGCCTTCATCTATTTTGGATGCGAGATTTTCGTAGAAGCCTTCAGTGCGCTTGTCCGGATCCGACATATCCGGATTGAAGTCGATAACCACACCGCCATCGGCGGTATCAATGGAGAGGGCTCCGTCCTCCATTTTGACGCCGGGGGCTATCTCGTCTGCGCCCAGATCAAGACTGATGGGTCCAGGTAGAGCTTCCGGCTCCGGCTCAGGATAGTTGATAACCCTTGTGCGAGCGAACTGTGCCACTAATGGGGCTTCCTCTTGGACCAAGCAATCATGTCTTGTGCAAAGTCGGTGTCATACTTCATACGAAAGAAGAACAGCCCGAGAACGTAGAGCGGCATTGGGAGATCTTCCGTTGGCACCTCTGGGAGCTTCAGCACAAAGCCGTGGTCTTCAGACCAGAATATGGCTCCAGTATCTGGGTCACTGAGATCAAACATTACGAGTTCATCCACAACGCCCTCTTCCAAACTTTCAAGACGTTCTAAGTTTGCTGGAACTCTCATGACTAACCCCCATTTGCTTCAGTGCGATACGGTGTGAAATGCCGACGACATTCCCTACTTCATCGCAATGATCGCGCAGGCCGTTTACAAAATCGGAGGCCGAACATCCGCATCTGATGCAATATTCGCTTTGCAACTCCCACTTATGGCCTGATTTCATCCGCAAACCCCTCATACCGGATACAAGGCCGCTTGCTCGCTTTTGCCACGATACATGAGTTCTTGCCTATCGTCCATGATTGCCTCTTCCTCACGCTGTAAGACGCCCGAATCACGCACCCATCTCAGGGCCATAGACATGGAATCCACCAAGTCGTCGTGCGCGGAGCGAGGAAAGAGTGTGACCTGATCGATGACCTCCTTGGCCCACTTTGGCGGCTCCGAGACATCCTCACCCTTGGCCTCCGGCCACGGCACAGTCACGAGGCCCTCCGAGAAGAGGTGCTGGATGGAGTACACGCGGGAGTGCTTGTCGCCCAACTTAGTGGGGTTAAATAGCTCGATCCCGAACTTTCCTGAGAAAGAAAGGACGCGCTGAATTTCCTGATATACCGAGATGCCGGACGCCTTGCTCTCGATAATCAGGCGATCCACCTTGAAGCGGGGCTTGTATTTGAGGGGGTTGCTATCCTCCAGGTGGATAGTCTTGTCGCACGTCGCCAGAATGCGCTGTACCAGTTCCGGCATCGCCAACCTGTCCTGCCAGCCGTACATCAGCATGATTCGCGGCTGCTTGTGCTCGTTTCTATAGACTCCCCAGATAGTTAGCGCTGAGGCGTCGTTTTCTTCCTTCTCCGTATAGGCGGTATCTATTGATGCTATGATGAACTCCATGGCTGGATAGTGTGGTTCACGCCATTTGCCCCACCATTCCTCCTTGATGATGCCGCCGCCGCGCGGAACGGGAGATTGCTGGAGTTGCCCGGCCGCCGAGAAGGGGCCGAGGCGTCTTGTGAGGCTTTGAACGGTTTCCGGGTTGAACCGCTCCGGACAGAGCATCTCGCCTTCGGTGATTCGCGGATCCTCCCAGAACCTCACGCCATTAACCATTGTGGTGCAGTGGCGCTCGATCTCGTGCTCCATTGGGAGCATGAGCCATGTCCAGTCGCTCTTTTCCCGGCTCAGAATATGCCCAGTAAGATCTTCCTGGTGCAGCCGCTGCATGATGACGACATAGGCCCCGGTGTGCTGATCGTTGAGGCGGGTGCTCATGGCCTCATCCCACCATTGCAGGGTGCCGACGCGCACCAGATCCGATTCCACCTCAGTCGCGTTGTGTGGATCGTCAATCAGGATGATTTGCGCCCCCTCACCAGTCAGGGCTCCATCCACCGAGGTAGCGATTCGATAGCCCCCCTTGTCGTTCTCGAATCGCCCCTTGGTGTTCACGTCCGAAGTCATGGCGAATCGGTTGCCCCAGTATTTCTTGAAGAAGGGTGATTCGATCAGTCGGCGGTTTTTGACCGAATCACGCAGGCTCAGGGTTTGAGCATAGGAAGCCGAGAGAAATTGAACCTGTGGCCCCGAGCATGGGGAGATTCGCGACTGCGCCCATGTCCAGGCTGGCCAAGCCACTGAGCACAAAGAACTTTTCGAAGTGCGTGGCGGGACATTGATAATCAGACGGCGAATCTGCCCGTCTGTAACTGCCTGAAGATGCTCAGCTATTGCCTCAAGATGCCAGCCACCGACGAATGGGGCTGGATCGATGTAGCGCCAGCCGCGCTTGAGGAACTCGTAGAGGGATGATTCGCACCTATCACGCTCGCTGACTTCGCCATACTTGGCTGAGGCGGATAGTAGAAGCTGTGGATTGATGTCCATCAATTGGGAATATCTTCTAGATTCGCAATAAAATCCAATTGGTTGTGTGACCAATATACCATGCCGCCGCCCAAACCATAGCGCGTAGTGGTGTGGTGCGTCGGAGTGTCTATCTCGACTGAGAATAATCCGGTAGGACTAGTCTTCGGGCATGAAGGGTAAGATGCGTCATTGGCGCTTGGCTCTGAAGATCTTATCAGGAAGCATAGAACAACATCGCGCCCAGTCTGCTTTTTTACCTCTCTATATCTATCAATATCCAGCTTATCTATGCCAGCACAGAAGCATCTGCTGTTTCTATGCCATGTAAACCTGGTTTTATTCTTAACCTCAACCCACAAAACACCCTCTTTATTGAGAATGAGGCCGTCTGGCGACACCAGCGTCTCGCCATCTGCGGTGGATAACCTTGGGCCGCCGCCAGATTTCAGTGGGGGTAGGTCACACGCCTTGAGAATCACATTCCCCGGCACTGAGGCGATGTACTTCAGGACTCGGCTCTCCCCTTCCTGCCCGATCTTCAGCTTTTCCTCGAACGTCATTCCCATTTGGTTCACTCCATCTCTAACACTTTTAAGTGGTGTGGTATGGTATCACACAACTTAGATAATATATAGCGACGACGATAGTCTTACGAACGTAGTGAGTAAGACTATCGTCAATCTTACTGCTAGAAAGATTGGACTTACCGCTGGGTGAGAGCGGTTTTAGTCCCTTCTAGGGGGCCAGAGGCCACTTGCTAGAGGTGATTGCCTTGGAACCCGAGCAATCAACCGAGGGGTCTTATCCGCCTGGGTAGGCGTCGTTCAGCGGCACCCCTCCCTGTGACGGGACCGGACCACACGGCGCTTTGAACGTCTCGCCTGCGCCATTCTCAGACTATACGGCGGCCAGTCTACCGGGGCCGTATACTGACGTGCGAGGCGGTTTTCTGAGGGTCTTGCTTCGGGAGTTCGATTTCGGTATCTCTACCTTATCGGTGAAGTCCTTCAGCCGTTCAGAACCGATCACGCACCCCGGCAGGATCGCACCTGCGCGGGGTGCAACCTTTCTGCAACACTCCGCAGCCGCCGTCAACTCCACACTCCAGTACCTCCATAGCATTGCCCGCTTTGGGCCATTTTTTCACTTGACTGTCGCCTCAGCCCATGACACATATTGGGCACTGTGGAGGCTACAGTGCATCACGACTACGCAGACATCCGATCCCGCATTGAAGAGGATCCCAAGTGGTTCGATGAGTGCGCCGTGCCACGCTACGAGCCATTCTCCCCAAAGCATCTAGCCGACATTTACGCTGACGAGTGCGCCCTGGTTCGCATCCAGTGTCAGGGCTGTCAGAGGCGGTTCCGTGTTGCCTTCTCCATAAGCTCCATGGCCAGGATACGGGCAGTCATGAATCAGATGGCCGGGCAGCAGTACGATCAAAAGGAAGCCGAGAAATATTCCATAGCGAATCAGATCAAGGAAAAAACCATCCATTATGGCGATCCGCCGAATGTGCGGTGCTGTGCGGCTGGCCCGACTATGAACAGTGATCCACTATTGGTACTTGAATACTGGGAGCGCAAGAACTTCGACTGGGTTCGTAATCCAGAGTATGAGATCAATCTGGATGACAACGACTAATGAAGCCCATCCATCACAAAGAATGTAACGAATGGGTGGATCCATCTCCTATCAAGTGTGCCTGCTGCAATAAGTGCTGGATGATAGTAGAGGGCAGGCGACGGGGCCACTGCGTCCATGGTGGCCCTTACTTTGGATATGTGGAGGTTCCTGATGCTCAACCGTGACCAGATCGAGCGCTACGAGAAGATCCTGCTTCAGGAAATAGTGGAGCGCCGTCAGCGCGGCGGGTACTCCCCTGACGCGGCCACAATCCAGTTTCTCTGTGAGACGATGTACGAGATTCTCAGGCATTCTCGCGAGAAGATGCCGCTACCCAAGAAGAAGAAGCTGATCGAGGTAGACGAGGACTGAGGATGCCGACAATACGCACTAAGCGCCTCGTCCTCATTCCATATACCTCTGAGAACGTCACCCAGGAGCATGTGGACTGGTTGAACGATCCGGAGGTAGTCAGGTACAGCGAGCAACGTCATATCCGCCACACTGAAGTCACCCAGCAAATCTACGTTGGCTGGGCCAGACTCAACGGCGATATCTGGATTATCCAAAAGGATGGTGTGGATATCGGCACTATCAGCATGCGAATCGACAAGGACAACAAGACTGCCAATATGGGCATCCTGATCGGGCGCAAGGGTGTATGGGGCCAGGGCTACGCCTCGGAAGCCTGGAAAGCAGTCATGCACTACTGCTTTGCCATCGGGCTTCGCAAAGTAGAGTGCGGCACGATGTGCTCTAATGCCGGTATGCGCGGCGTAGCGCTCAAGACGGGTATGCTCCCAGAGGGCTCGCGTCCCCTGCATTTCCTACTCGATGGCGAGCCGGAGGATCTTATTATGTATGGCAGGCCAGCACAATGATGGAAGGAAAGTAGAATGTCACAACCACACCAGCCAAAGACGGCACAGGATATCTTCAATACCGTTGCCATGCACCTGATGACACAGGGCGAGAGATCTACTGGGGCAATGGGACTGTGCCGCTACCGTGGATCCAAGGGGCATATGTGCGCCATTGGCGTGCTGATCCCTGACGAGATGTACAATTCCTCTATGGAGGGGAAGACTGTAGGGACGATCCAGAACAGGCTGCCAGCGGCCCTCAGATCACACCTTCCGCTCCTGGATGATCTCCAGATAGTGCATGACTTCTGCGATCATAACGAGGGAAGGTTTAATCGAGGGGAGTTAAAGCGCTCTCTGAAAGGGACAGCCAAAAGGTTTGGCCTGGAATGTGAAGTGCTAAAGGTGATGTAATGAAGGTAAGGCTTCTAAGTCCTTATGGACAAAACCTAGCCCGCACCATTTGGGAAGCTGGGGATGAAGTGCTCTACCCCTCGGACGAAGGGGAGGCCGAGATCTGCGTCATGTATGGCCATCGTGAGATCCTTCGCATGCCGGAGATCCAAAAGTATCGCCATGTGGTTAACGTCCACCCGAGTATCCTACCGTTCGGGCGCGGCGCACATCCCAACTTTTGGGCTTGGTACAATAACGAGCCACACGGTGTGACCCTCCACTATGTGGATGACGAGGGGATCGACACTGGTCCCATTATCGCTACTAAGGGCGTCCAGTTCGAGCATCCAGAGCGCGAGACGCTCAATAGCTCGTACATGGCAAAGCATGAGGCTGCGGAGCGCCTCTTTGAGAGCCAGTGGAAACAAATAAGGGCTGGGGTTGCACTGCCATACCCACAAGGCAACCGGGGTAGCTCACACAAGAAGAGGGATTTGGAGCCCATATGGCCGCTTCTCAGTAAGGGGTGGGAAACGCCGGTAAACCAAGTAAGAGAATTGTGGAGGAAGTTAAATGGGATTGCAAGCAACGCGATGGATGCAGTCGGAAGCTGACGACTGGCATCGTCGCAACGTCGATAAGC